ATCGTCTACTAAATTAGCGGCTAATTCGGCTGTTAGAGGTAACGAAGCATTATCTACTATAGAAACTCCTGCCGCATTTGTGAGAAGTATCTCTCCCCTAGAATATGTAACTCCGTCTAAAACTGCGGTAGGTTGCTGTAGATATGCAGCAGCACCTGAGTATATAAGATAAAGATTATAGTTAGAAGCAGAACCTGTTAAACTCACTTCCCTGTCCAGTACTAAAGTAGTTGTAGAGCTAGAACTAGAGACTCTACCGCTTTGTTCTATGTTGAATAAAGTTTGGTCTTGGACATTGACGATATCTCCAGGGCGTAAAAAAGCCCCGTTAATACCTGTCGAAAAGGTAAGAACTTCTGTCTCATAAGCATCTGTTAGTAAGTGCCACTGAGCCAATCTATGGGCTTGGCTTTCGGAGGTACACCCAAAAGCTACAATATCTTTCTGTACAATCCTATTCTGAGCTATAATATTAGCAGTGTCTTCTACAGTTAGTACAGTCTTCTTGTATAGCTCCTCGGGATTATTCCAAGTAACATTTACTTGATTGCTTCTAGCTCTTTGTCCTGTGTATGAATATTCGAACATCCCATCTTTTACGTTTCCTTGAGTAAACGTATATACAGGTTCTTTAGGAGAATCTTGAATAGCCGTAATCTTACCATCAAGCCAAAACATCATACTACGAAAAACAGTAGCTAGATCCTTTAACACTTTGTAAGCTTCTTCCTGTCTAGATAGATAAACATTACAAGTAAAGCGAGGCTCTAAACCTCCCTTGCCGTCTGGTACTAACTCGTCACAATAACGAGCGATCTGAAATAAAGAATATATATCAATATCGGCTTCTTCTAGAAACTCTCCTAGTCCTATTTCTTTATCTGTAATAATATCATAAAAAATCCACGCAGGATTATTTGTGTATACTTTTCTGAAATTTACAGAAGTAGGATTAGTGCCTACTCCCCGAAAACTACCGTCCCAAGTTACGTGGCTTCCCGTATCTACTCCAGTAGTTTTATGGCGGGTATATTTTGCAACAGTGCCTGTCTCTTCTCTTGTAAAATAATTGGAAGGAACTTTTACCTTTTTTCCTCGTATATGATAAGAACGAGAGGGAGGAGTATTATAAGTCTCAGCGCTGAAATTTACTACAGAGTACGCACTAGTAGGATAGCTTAATTTATCATAAATATAACAATCAATAGTTTTTAACGTAGTAGGGCCTGAAAAATTATTGTTGGCTCTAGTATAATCTGAAGAAGTGTCCGGGCTCATTCTTCTTATAAGTACTCTCCACTGGTCAAAAGGTTTTACTGATTGAAGGTCTATAGTGAATGTTGCAAGGAAAGGACCTGCATTGTTTTTTATAAAAAGAGCGTTGCTGTCCCCCCTATAAGAACTTTTACCTGTACCCTTATTACCATAAATATAGTCTCTAGCAGCCAGTTTTAGCCCATCTCCAGCTCCTGGGGCAGACCACAAAGGGGCTAACTGAGTAAAAGGATTAAAAGTTTCGACATTATTGGCGGCTAGTGATCCATTAGTGTAGTTATTGCCGTAAACTAACCTACTCTCCCAAGACTCTTGTCCTGCAGGCCTCCACTCTAGTACTATTTGAAACTCTACATAAGCTTGAATATCGTTACCTAAATCTGTAACATGCCTTAAACCTCCAGGAAATTCTATATTAATATCTACAGCATCTATCTCCGAAGAAGTATTCTGTCCAAAGGTCTGGTTATTAGAGTCAAAGATAATTTGTGTTTGAGATCCTGAAGGGGCTCTTCCATAGGTTGACCAAGTTAATTGAGTACCTTGAGCGAAAGAAAAAGCAGCACTGGGTACAAAATTAGATATTGAGTAGGCTTTTTGGCTTCTAGTACCTTTATATATTTGAACACTAGCTCCGTCATACCTAGGAGTAATAGTCTCTGTACCCGTACCCATAATAGCGGGAGAAACTCTTACAGGTACAGAAGTAGGAGTGGAGGGAGCTGGAATAGCTAGAGTTACTGTATTGGTTCCTAAACCAGATTCTACTTTTGCCATAAAATCTACAGATATTGCTGCATTGTCTAGTACAGCGCCGGATAAGGGAGGTTCTATAGTAGCTTTTCCCGAAGAGGGAGTATATGTACTCCAAGTCAAGTTAGTTGAACCAGTGTCTGAGCCTCCAGAAAGATCACTAGAGTCTCCATTGGAAGCGCCCCCAGCAGTGCCCGAAGCTATGTAATAAGACCCGTCTTCATCAGTGGCACGAACTACCTGACCAACTTGGTAGTACTGCCCTACTTTCCAATCACCTTTAATGTTTTCATTATCATCATATATAGCAGTAAAAATACAAGTATGTACAGTCCCATCTGCTAGAGTGATACGAACGAAATGATTAACATAATCCTCAAAAAAGGCGGGTAGTTCTCCTGTAGCGTTACTCAGATATTTTGGGTTTAAAAAAGAAGGTGTAGTAACTTTTATTTCATTACCACCTTTAGCCACTGCTCCATCAATAGTGTCAGCAGCCCCTGCTTGTCTAATTAAAACATACCGGTCTCCTTTTGCTAAGTCTACACCGTCAAATAACTTACCAAAATTTGTAAGAGTCGCTTTATTAGATACGTTTGTGACTGTAGCCGTACCGTATTTTGGTGCGATAGAGCTTGCGGCTTCGGAGTCTAGTAAAGAAGATCCGTTAAAATATACTCCCGAGTATCCCCCTACTACCCCCTCTATCTCTCCCTGAGCGATAAGATCGTATATAGTTCCTCGTTGTCTACGTGTAGTATTATTAAAAGCCATTATGAGTATTCCGTCGTGTTTTCAGTGCTTGTATCGTAATTATTAAGCTGGTCTGCTGGAGGTATATATAGTAATCCCGTAACAAAAGTATCAATCCAACCCCCAGCTCCAGCTCCGATTGTCGCCTGGCTGGCAGGTCTATAATATTGAGATACAGGTGCTCCCCCCACTACTAACTCTCCATAAGCTACAGGTACTGGTAGTCCTTGGGTAATTGAGTTAGTAGGTCCATCAAAAAGATAAGCGTCATCAGTACCAGTATCTACTTCTGGTCCTGGCATCATAATTTGAGAGATACCTGTAATCGCTAAGTTTACAGCGATGGAAGCAGCTATAAGACCAGGAGTAGTTAATCCTACGAAAGCAGTGCCGCTTGCTGCGCTTGCTCCCGCTGTTCCAGCACTAACAGTAGTTGAGTAGCCCACTTGATTCAATAATAAACCCTGTGTCCCTGGTATTAAAAACAACGCTGCAATTGCTAAAGCTGCTAAAATTTTGGCCCCGCCAGATTTAGATCCTACAGGAACTTCAGTAATAATTATATCCTCTTCGTTAAGGCTTAGAAAAAGTTCTTGTTCGTCACTAAGTATTTCTGACCCTCTTTGAATTTCAAAACCTACACCACTTTCTGCAGCATCTATTATATATTTGCGAAAGCCTGGGGTTTGGCAGTCTATTAATTTAAATATATCTCTAATATTAGTACAGTTTGATTCCCAGTAAGAGCCAAACTCTGCGATTCCGCCATTTAAATAAACTCTTTGCATCTTACAAACCTCTTAACATGTTGTCTCCAACCCGAGTAGAGAGATTCTCTACAGGATAACCTATAAACTGCGTGGTGCATGAATATATCTTCACCTAAATAAATTCCACAATGGTTTGGAACTTCGCAGTATACTTGAAGTATAATTCCATCATGCTCTTGAGGTTCCTCTACCTCTACAAACCCAAAAGCATCAAATAATTCATCAAAATAATTTAAACCTTTTAACCACCAGTCATCTTCAAAAGGTATATTAGGAAGTATAATTCCTAAGTTTTCATAGTAGTCTCTTACTAAAGAGTAACAATCATATTTACCAAACTCATAGTTTCTTCCTAGAAGAGGAGTTCTTAACTTCTTAGGGATATATTCATACTTTTTCATTGTCTCTAGCGAGTAGATATGATAGGGTATTCCTAAAAAGTCACTTGCCTTAATGTCCGCCTCGCTGGGCTCTTCTCCCGCATCTGGATGGCTATGTACTATGGCATATATATCGCCTGATAGGCTCGCTTTAATATACTCCTTAGGGTCAATATAAAAATCTTCTTCAGGATTTTCAGCTTTGTTCTCACAAGGTATCCAGTAAAGCTTACCTTTTTTATTCTGTAGTAGGCCACAACCTTCCTTAGGAAACTGTTCTACAAAATATTCAAAAATTTGTTTATCGTCTTTGTACAGCACCAGGAAAACCTCCAAAAGGTAGAGAAATTTGAGATTTATTCGCAGAAGCAGATACAGCAGTAGGTATAGTTTCGTGAACTTTGGCGTAAAACCTAAGCCTACAAGAAGCTAAAGATTTTCCACAAACATCTCCTGCTGTCCAATAAGGGCCTTCTTTAATAGGCTGGTGATTATTAGCATCCTGAGTAAGTTTTACTTTCCACAGTACTCCACTATGTAACACATAGTCGTTAAATTGTGGGTCTTTATACGCATTGTACTGACCTGAAGTAACATATGTTCCCGCATACTTACGTACTCGTCTCCATTTAATTCTCTCAGAATCAGAAGGAGCTGTGCTGGTATTGTCTACTAAACACTGCCAGTAATTTACCCTATTCGAGGCTGAGAGTACTCCCGAAGAATTGACTTTATAAAATCCAGCTGGAGTAGTCTCTGTAGTAGAAAAATACTCTCCCCTATTAGCCGTGCCGCTGGACCACGCAGTAAAAGTAGTATTAACTATATACTCATCCTCACGTGTCATAAAGATATTTTCAGTACTTTGCCTAAATTTAGACTCCCAATCACACCCACCAACCCTATCGTAAAAATCTAAGGAATCTTGAGCTCCTTTATACTTAAAAGGACAGGCGCCCCCTACAATAACTCTTCTAGGTAGCTGTATTCCCGCTAAGTCGTAAGGAGTGGCAAGTTCAAATTCTACCAGCATAACATTCTTAGATTTAATTCTATCAATTATAAATACTTGCTTTGGTAGCTCAACAGGAGCATTCCCCTCTCCAGAGTCTCCAGCCTCTCCTACTAAATATCTTTGAAAAGTAGTTCTTCTAGATATCTTTTTACCTATTAAGGATTCAAAGTCTCCGTCAATAACAGTTCTTAAAGTATTCTCTAAATTGGCCATAGTTACTGTAGGACGATTATAGGAACCGTCCGAAGATATATCAAAGCCTTCCACCTCTATAGGGAAAGGTTCATATGTTCGAACAGTACCTGAAATATCTCTAAACTGAACTTTATCACTAAGGGATGCATTATCATAGCCTCCAGGATAAAAATATAAAAAACTACCCTCTGCATATTCAAGGTCATATAAAACTACCAGAGCTGAGCCTGGGTCTTGTTTTTGAGCATCATCTATAGCTTCATTTGTCATGGTTCATATACCCTTCTAAAAGTTGCTGTACAGGAGTTTATAGAGGTATTAAAATATGTCTGACTATATGTATCACACACTACTTTTACAGTCCTTTCCCCAGAGCCGTTAGGTATAGTAAAAGAAAAAGAAGTTACTCCCTTTTTTGTGTCTAGAAAATCCATAATTGTATTAATTTCAGTATTCGGTCTATTATTAAACGAAACATTAAAAGTTTCTTTTATACTATTAATACCTCTTTGAAGTCTCTGTTCATACCCATCGCCAAAATCTACTTTATACATATTAGGTGTTGAGGATTGTTGTATATTCCTATCCGGAGTATAATAAGTTCCACCTATACTTATTCCAATTGTCATTACGCTGCTCCATAAGGGCTAAGAATACCACCAGGCCGTTTTTGACGCTGTAATTCTTCTTGAACTGCTCCAGCAATGAGTTTTCCGATGTTAGCTCCTTGCTGTCCATTGCTGCTAGAATCTGATCTAGAACCGCCTTGCCCGTCCATAGATACATTGACAGTAACATTATTGTTTTGTCCAGATCCATTCATAGATACTGGAATAGACTTCCCATCGGGAAGAGGGACTACTGCTTCTGTACCGTGTAAGATTGCAGGATATCCTGAAGTAGAACCTTTTGCTATACCTCCATCGGCGTACCCGCCCATCTTCTTACCTGCGGAAAATACACCACCATTTCTACCTGTCACCGGAATAGAGCCTCCGACACCCCCCAAAGTAGACATAATAGAGCCGCCAAAAGAAGTACCCATTAATAGTTTGAAAACAAGAGCTTGGGTTATCATTTGAGACAACTGTTTTAACACAGATAAAGCTACGTTTTTAAAAGCATCTTTTAATGTCATAGTACCCTGTATTAGCCCATTTATACTATCAGAAAAAGAGTTAACAAAACTATTTTGTAGTGCTAGCTTATTTTCTAGTATTTGTTTGTTTTCATACTCAACCCCTAGGAGGACTTTTGCATTTTCAATTGCGTCTACAGTTTGAAGCTGTCCTGAAGCTATTCGGCTGTTAATTTGTTGTTGTACATATAATTTTTTACCTAGTAAACCAACAGTATTAAACTCCCGCTCAGAGCTTTCTACTGAGGTATTTAATTGGTTTATACTTGCCTGCTCCCATTCTCTTGCTAGCCTTAGCGCTTCTTTCGTTGAGGCTACAGAATCCTGAGCCAGCTGCACCCTTTTCTCGGCATTAGCAAGCTCTGTATCCTCAATTG